GCTGAACTTTTGTAGACGCAAAATTGAAGCCTTTGGGATATGTTGATAATCAAATACTTACAAAATGGCACGTGGACGTAAACCTTTACCGACAAAAATAAAAGAAATTCAAGGCACACTTGAGAAGTCAAGACAGGTTGAAAATGAGATGGTTCCAAGTTTCTATGAAGGCATCCCTGAAGCACCAGAGTTGTTAAGAAAAACAGAACGCGCAGTTGCTCTTTGGGATGAATTAGTGCGCGAGCTTCAAAACTTAGGTATGCTTCACGGGGTGGATCTCCCATTACTTGCAGCTTATTGTAATGAGATGTCAACTTATTTCGAAGCCGAGTCTGTCTTATTGGATGAGGGGCGTACGTTTGAAACACCGAATGGATTTATACAGAAAAGACCCGAGGTTAACATTTCACGTGAGGCTTTAGACCGGGCTTTGAAACTTGCTACTCAATTCGGGTTAACACCATCGGCACGTACAAAAATTTCAGCACCGAGAAAAGAATCCGGCGATGAATTAGATAAATTGTTAGGATGAAGCGAATGCAGGGATATATTACTGGTGTTTTGGATGGTAGTATTATTACTGGCGAATTTATACGATTGGCAGTTCAGCGACACGTTGATGATTTAAAAAAAGACTGGGCTTATCATTTTGACGAAAAGGCAGCTCAGCGAGCAATAAGCATTTTTGAGATTTTCCGACATTGGAAAGGTGAATGGGCAGGCGAACGGATCAAGTTAGAGCCTCATCAGGTCTTTTATATTGCTTCGCTTTTTGGCTGGCTTCGTAAAGATAATACTCGCCGCTTTCGTACATCATTCAAAAGTGTAGCCAGAAAAAATGGGAAAACTACGGAATCGGCGGGGAAGGCTATTTATCATTTATTAGCCGATAAAGAGCCGGGCGGTCAGGTTTACTTCGCGGCCACAAAGGAGGATCAGGCGCGAATAGGATTTAAGGATGTGCAGGAGATAATTAAGAAAACACCTGAGGTGAGAAAACATTTCAAAGTGATGACAAAATCTGTTGTGATGGGTTCGTCATTTATGAAACCCTTAGGGTCAGATTCTAACACACAGGATGGCTTTGATCCGTCTTGGGGAGTGATTGACGAATACCATGCACACCGATCAGACGAGATGCTTAATGTTTTAGAATCAGGGATGGGCGCACGCCGACAACCTGTAATTGATGTGATTACCACAGCAGGTTTTCATAAAGAATATCCATGCTATTCACAATTACGTAAAACTGGCATCGAAATATTACGAGGTATAAAAACCGATGACACTTTCCTTGTTATGATTTTCGAAATGGATGAAGACGACGACTGGAAAGATAAAAAGAACTGGATTAAAGCTAATCCTAATCTTGGTACAAATGTTTATTCGGATTACTTAGATACTCGATTTATAAAGGCTAAAAACGAGGGAGGTACAAAAGAGGTTGATTTTAAGACTAAAAACTTAAATATGTGGGTTGATGCTGCTGACGTATGGATTCAGGACGATAAGTTTCAAGATTGTAAAGTAGACGAGTTTCCCGAACCTGTCGAGGCTTGGGGCGGGCTTGACCTTGCCTCTACTTCGGATATCACAGCCTTTACTCTTGTCTTTCGTGGAGAGCGTTTATATTCAAAGAGTTGGTACTTCTTACCCAAAGAAAGAAATTACGACACTCGAAACGAGGGAATGTATAAACGCTGGGTTACCGATGGTTGGCTCATAGAAACGCCCGGTAATGTAACCGATTATGATTTTGTGCGGGCAAAGATTAACGAGTTGGCCGAAAAAATAAACATACGATCAATAGCATATGATAGGTTTAATGCTAATCAGCTGGTGATTAATCTTCAAGACGATGGTCTTAAAATGGATGGTTTCGGCCAGGGGTTTGTTTCAATGAGTGCGCCGAGTAAAGAATTTGAAAGACTGATCGTATCGGGTGAATTTGCGCACTTAGGTGATCCTGTCTTGCGTTGGATGTTATCAAACGTCAATATAGCGATGGATGGTGCGGGAAACATAAAAGTTCATAAAGGTAACTCGGCAGGTAAGGTGGATGGGGTTGTGAGTAACATTATGGCTATTGGGGAAATGACATCAGGAAAAAAAGAATTAAATCCATATGCAAACAAAGGAATAACATTTATATAATGGAACTCAAGGACTTACAAAAAAAGTACAAGATTAGCGATTCCGATATGGAACAATATCGCTATCAACCCGAAATACTGGCCATGCTGGGTATTGAAGGGTTTTATGCTCGTTATTGCAAAATGATAGCGGAGTATGACACAAACACAGAAGCCTATGAGGCTACCGAGAGGCAATTCGAGAGCTACTTCAAAAGGCGGAGATTTAAAAACTGGGAAAGTTTCGCATCAATGTTAAGTCAATGGCTAAAAAAACGGTAAACTCTGAAAATGTCGAGTTTGGTTATGAGCTGATAAGTGTAATACCTTATGCTTATTACCTTTACACAATTAACGAGCTTGAAGGCACAATCTCTGGTGTTGGTAGTGAACCACTTTATTATTTTTCACCTGACCATAAAATTAACACGGATTCACGAAGTTGGTATAATATTGACAAATTAACTACTCCCAACAAATGGATCCATGCAGCCCTTGATTTGCGTAAATTCTACCCGCCTCCATATAAATTGATCTTTGGTAATAAGAAGTATTTTTTTGATCTGGTGGTTTATAATCGCTATAATAACGAATGGCCGGGCGTGCCGGAATTAAATAGGCCTATTAATTATTTTTCTATCGAATTACTGAAGTTTATCTTTAGTCATTTCAAGGGCAATATATTATATTGCAACATTGAGGGTAATAAAGAGCTATACGATAATGCGCCACCTCTTTATTTTCCAGACAGACAGCTGGTTAAGAAATACGATAATGTTACACATATTTCCGAGCTGGATGAAGATTATAATTTAGCTCAATTAATGGCATTTGCTAATTGCCCGCTATTTCTGACCACAAACGGTGGTGGATGTATATTAGCTTCTTATTTTGGAGGCCGGAATATTATTTATACTAATCCGCAGAATATCAATGGTAGGATTAGACCAGCCGAAGATCAGACGAATGATTTTAATTATTATCATCTGTTTGGAGGATCTGAGATTATTCATGTTAATACTTACGATGAAATCAAAAAGGAGATATTATGATTAAAAGACTGATTAAAGCGATATTCATTATTCCATCTATACTATCAATAATACCAGAAGTAGCTATATGGGGTATTAGGTGGATTGTAACAGGACGCGGATTTCCAGATAAACCGTTATTCGCCCGACTTTTAGATTGGTGAAACTTTTAAAATGTACTATAACGAAAGAATAGAAACGCATGGAAATAACGAGAATTAACGAGATGTCATTAAGCGCAATGATACTAAGTGCTATTAAACAAGAAACGCCGTTTGCTGTTGCTCGTTATGGGGATGGTGAATATGCTATTTGTGTTGATTGTTATTTGACGGAGGATTGTTATAATGTACACTTAGGATATGTTCCAAGTTCAAAAGAGCGGGATGCAATTAAAAATGGGATATTAAATTCTATTCATGGATTAGATGTAATCGGGATAACTGATTCCGAAGAAGATATTTGGGGTGATTCAAAGGTTTATTTTGAGGGGTTGGCAGAACAGCCTATTGTCACACTTGACTTTCATACATATTTCACAGAAAATGGAATAACTGAAAGGCTTTTATGGAGTGCGGAAAAGGTACTATATATTTCAGGCCATACACTAAATTTGGATAAGTTCAGATTTAAGGACGTTATTCATTTAGAAATCCCTCTCCAAAGCAGTAAGTATAAAGAAGATCGAAAATACTATCCCGAGATATTTGATGATACAATGAGGAAAATTAGCACATTAAACCTAAGAGGTTATTTATGTTTAGTCGGAGCTGGCTTTGTTGGTAAGCCGTTTATGATGGCAATAAAAAATCAAGGTGGTGTCGCCGTTGATTTAGGTAGTAATATGGATAAATTAGCGGGTTATGTCATCCGAGGCTCAGGGGCGCACACGGCTGTTAAAAGCGATAAATACAAGCTATGATAAGTATACTCATCCGCACAAGTAATCGGCCAATATACTTTGCTCATTGCATGGATTCCATCAAGGCGCAAACATCAAATGATTATCGGGTCATTGTTGGTAATGATGCTAATGAGTTTTACTGTCATCCCGATGTGGCTTATCCGGCGGCTCGAAGTACAGGTAGGTATTTACATTTAGCTCGAGGGGTCAAAACTTTACATTTTCCTTATAATCTCTACTTAAACGAGTTGATGAAAGAAGTAAAAGAGGGCTGGGTCATGGTGCTTGACGATGATGATATGTTTGCTTGCGATGATGCAATAGATATGATTCTGGCAAAATGTACGGATGAAACAAAGGCGGTCTTTTGGCGTGTTAATGTTGGCGGAAGGATTGTGCCTAAAGATTTTGGACGGCCAAAAGTTAAAGATATCTCCATGATTGGGTTTTGTTTTCATTCTAAGTTCGCGCCACTCTTCAGATACGACGAGTATAAGCAATGTGATTACCGCATAGCTGATCGCATCTATTCGCTCTTGGATTGTGTTTATATCGACAAGGTGTTAACAAAGACACAGCGCTTAGGTGATGGTTTTGGAATGAGAAAAGATAAATGGTAAAACGGTATTTTAAGTTAATTTAATAACTCTCACGTAAACAGTTTGTACTTTTGCTATATGGCAAGGTTTAAATTGTTTCAGAAAAGAGGATCTACATTAGAAACGCCACCGAAATGGTTTGTCGATTGGCTTGGTGTTTCAAAATCAGCGTCAGGCATTAACGTTAACGAAAAGTCAGCTATTGGCTTCACGGCGGTTTGGTCGGCTGTAAAGATTCTATCCGAGGCAGTTGCCGGATTACCTATTCAGACATTTAAGCAAAACGGAGACTCAAAAGAACTTGACCGCCAAAACCCTATTTATTCATTGCTTCACTCAGAGCCTAATCCGTGGATGACATCGTTTGTTTTTCACCAGGCGATGATGACTAATGTTTTGCTTTATGGCAATGCTTTTGCAGTTATACATAAAGACGCAAGTGAAACGCCTAAATGGTTAGAGATTATACCGCCCGACGATGTAACGATCAGTATTAAGCGCCAAAAATGGTACAAAATAAAGGGGCGTGATGCTAAAGTTCCTGATAGGAACATGATACATATTCCGGGACTTTCCTATAATGGCCTTTTGGGTAAAAGTCCTATAATGGTATGTCAAGAGAGCATCGGGCTTGGTGTAGCCGCTGAAAAGTTTGGAGCTACATTCTTTGGTAATGGCGCAAACATGACAGGCGTATTAGAGGCACCATTTGCTATGACTCCTGATCAACAGAAAAATCTTGCAAATTCTTGGGATAAGAAAAACAAAGGGCTTGATAAATCAGGCGGAACGGCTATACTCGAAGGCGGTTTGAAATATACACGCATAGGCATACCGCCCGAGCAGGCTCAGTTTATCCTAACACGTAAATTCCAAGTTACAGAGATAGCAAGAATATTCAACTTACCACCTCACCTCATTGGGGATCTCGAAAGGTCAACAAATAATAATATAGAACAACAATCTATTGAATTTGTACAATTTTCATTGATGCCTTGGTTAAGAAGGTTTGAGCAGGAGTATAATAGAAAATTATTCAAAGAGATAGAAAAGTCAACGTCGTTCGTCCAGTTTAATGTGCAGGGCCTGCTTCGTGGTGATGCAAAGGCAAGGGCTGAGTATTATTCCAAACTTTGGAATCTCGGTACTTTGTCAGATAATGAGATACGTGCATTTGAAAATCTCAATCCTATTGAGGGTGGAGATAAACATTTTGTACCGCTTAATATGACACCAATAGAAAATATAAACAATGGAAAAGGAAACGAGAGTAATACCGACTGAATTTCGGGTTGAGCAACGCGAAGATAAGTCGCCGTTGGTTAAAGGTCATGCCGCTGTGTATGATAGCCTGAGTGAGAATTTGGGAGGTTTCAGGGAAAAGATTGCGCCGGGTGCTTTTGATGATGTGTTAGATAATGATGTAAGAGTGTTGTTTAATCATGAAAGCTCACTTATACTTGCTCGTACAAAGTCAAAGACGGCACGACTGGCGACCGATACAACCGTATTGTTATTTGATTATGATTCGGGCGAGCAAACTTATGCACGTGATTTGATTATTTCAAT